GTGCTGGTGAACGTGCATCCCGTATGACAGGTGTATATACAGCCATCGCTGAGTATGCTGAGAAGTTTCCTGCACGATCCCTGACCAGTGAACATGCACGTAACTGGATCACACGCAGAGAACAGAACCTTACACTCAACATGACCACTGCGTCGAGAGGCTTCGGTCAGGCTGGTCTTGCTCGTGTGCCCACACAGTGGCTGTCCTACAGCTTCCGTGCGATGGAGGCTATCTTCGTAGGCAGGGGTCTGACTAGAGGTGAGCGGGCGCGTCTTGCCACCTCTCTGACTGCCTTCTACGGTCTGAGTGGCTTCGGTGCTGAGCGGGCAGCAGAAGAACTTGGAGAGATGTTTGGTATCGAGCAGGACTCTGCAGCCTACACCACCCTCAAGTGGGGTGTGATCGACGGTGTGATGGATGCACTGTTGGGTGAGGGCGAGGAAGACACAGGCAGAGTTGGCACCGGACTCGCACCGAGACTGTCTGTCATTCAGGGTATGAAGAGCCTCTACAATGACGTGATGACTGGCAGCTTCCTTGAGGTTATCGGTGGTCCCTCCGGTCAGATCGGTGCCTCGTTGGTGGATGCTGGTGTCAATGTCTTCGGTAGTCTGATATCTAATCAGCCTATGACTCTGACGAATGATGTGCTAGAATTGATCCGTCAACCCTCCGGTATCGACAACGCCTTCAAGGCTGTTGGTATCTTTAACAACGGTCTGTTGGTAAGCAAGTCTGGTGTTCCAATCCCTGCAGAGATGTCACCCACTGAGGGTATCCTTGCCCTGTTTGGTGTAGCCACCCTGAAGCAGACTGAGTGGTACACGACCCGTACTCAGGTCTTCGCTGATGAGCGGTCAGTTACTCGTTTCCGTAGAGAGATGAACAACAGAGCAGAGACAGCCTACCGTCTGCTGCAGGCTGGTGATGAGCGTAGTGTTCGCAGAGGTCTTGAGTTGTTGGCTGAGATCAATGCTCAGATCACCTTCTCCGGTCTCTCTGTTGAGCAACAGATGTCTGTGAGACGCAGCGTAGCCTCTCAGGACGAGGACCAGTTCAATCGCCTGATGCAGACACTGCTACGCTATGATAGAGAAGCCGCAACCAGTCTTCAGACTGTATTGAGATAAGGAACTACAATGGTCTTCAATCCTAACCTTGAGTCTGGCCCCACTCCTGAGTCGCCTGTATTCTCGAATGTTGCTTCTGGTGGTGGCACCGCTGGTGTAGTCGCTAGTGGTCTTGAAATGTTGGGTGGCTTCCTTGAGCAGGCTGGTGAGCGTAGGCAACAGAGAGCAGCTACTCAGCTTCGTCAGTCCTTCATCAGCAATCTTGAGGGTGTGCGGGCTAGAGTAGACGCAGGTGACATCAATGGTGCCTCTATCGCAGCAGGCCGTGCAGTCTCTGCCTACGTGGCTGCAGGTGGTCAACTAGATACTGAGACCCGTGCGGCTGCTACTGCTATCTCCGGCCTACCGGAGGACATGTTTGGTGTCAGCCAGCAGGCAATGGACTTTCAGGCTGAGCAGGAGCGTCGGTCTAGCCTACTGCAGGATGACCAGTTCAATGCCTACCTTCTTCTGGAGGGACAGGCCAATCCGAACCTGTCTGATGAAGAGCTTTTCTCTGCTGCAGAAAACCGTTACAACCGTAGCAATGCTAACACTGCCCTTCTTGCAGAGGCTGCATCTACCGGACAGTTGAACTTTGAGGCAGAAGGTCGTCAGGCTATCAATGAAGTCCTTGATGACTTTACTCAGGGTTCTCTCGGTGTGATGATCAATGCCATCGACAGTGGTCAGCCTCTTGACCCACGTGCTGTAGACAGTGCTCGTATCGAGTTTGCTGGTCTGCGTCGTGAGATTGAACGGTCTCTTGTCAATGTCTCTGATTCGCAGAGGGCTGAGGTCAACCGTCAGTTCGAGCAGGTTACTGCAATCATCGACAACGTTGGTAATGTGTTGTCCACTGAGGGTCAGACTGAGAGACTGAACAGCTTTGTGATGCAGCTTATGTCTGCAGGTAATCTCGGTGAGTACACACCTCAGCAGGTTCTGTCTGCTGCTCTGGCATCCAATGATCTGACCTCCTTCATCACTTCCGGTATGGGCGCTCAAGTCTACTGGGCTTCGAACCCTCAGCTTGTGCAGGATCTGATGCAGTCTGTTGAACTGAACCTGTCTGAGGTTTCTCGTAGGGAGGCTGCAGCAGCACTTCCCGTACAGACTGATGGCTCTGTCAACCGTAATGGTGTGATCAGCTATGACCAAATCCCTCAGGCTGTCCGTGACCAGATCAGTGAGCTTGACGAGAACAACCTTGTTAGCTCGATGAGAGTTGACGGTCTTCTGTTGGGTGATGTCAATGCTACTAACATCACTTCACCGGATATGGCAAGCCGACTGGTCAACAGAACCTACGACTTGGGTGCCTACATGCTCTCGACTGAGGGTAGACCGCTGACCCCTGCTCTTGTGGCTCAGTTGGGATTGGGTCCGAACCTTGCAGACAACCTGAATGCTCTTGAGGCTGTTGGCCTTGACGATGAGGGTGAGGCTCTGGCCCGTATTACTCTTCGCTCCGGTCTGACTACACAGATTTCTGCGCAGCAGAATTACCTCAACAGGGTTGAACAGTCTAACGCTGAAGCAGGTTTGCGCTGGAATGCTCAGTCTGGTGAGTACGAGATTACTAACCGTGCATTCATCGAGGGCTTTGCTCAGAGTGTTGGTATGTCTGCTGACATGATGATGGAGAATGGTGTTGTCCGTCTACGTGCAGATGCCCTCCGTGATGAGGGCTGGCGTAGACAGCTTCGTGGTCGTGTCGGTAACATTGACGAAGCCTTCTCCTATCGTGAATCCCTCATCCTTCTGCAGGGTCGCTTTGACTCCCTGCGTACTGAGGTGCCTGAGGATCAGGGTATCCGTCCGACTGCCTTCCGGCTACCGGAAGAGGTGGCTGCAGACACAGACTTCCTCGCTGCCACTGAGCGTGTTGTAGGCAACCTCCAGTCTGCAGGGGCACAGATCAGTGCTGACGATCTCTACCGCATCATCGAGTTCGAGACTGCAGGTACATGGTCACCCTCTGTCAAGGCTGCTACCTCTTCGGCTACCGGATTGATCCAGTTCCTTGAGTCCACTGCTAGAGGGTTGGGTACCAGCACTGCAGATCTTGCAGGTATGACCCGTGCTGAGCAGATGGAGTTTGTCCAGCGTTACCTTGAACCCTACGCAGGTCGTATCCAGAACTTCGGTGACCTCTACATGGCTATCCACTGGCCGAGAGGCGTTGGTCAGGGTGATGACTTCGTGATGTACGAGGAAGGCTCCCGTGAGTACACAGCCAACAGAGGCCTTGACGCCAATGGTGATGGTACTGTGACGAGGGGCGAGACAATGTCTGTGGTTGAGCGGCGTGTTGGGAGCGGTAGTGGTGTAGCCTCTACTCCCCGTACCGCAGCGGGTCAGGCTGAGTTGTCTGCACCTATTGAGGAAGTTCTTGCACCTAGAAGACCAGTAGCACCTGATGTTGGTGTTAGCGTCATGGCTCCTGTAACTCCTGTCGTTACTGAAGCACCTGAGGTAGACATGTCGGCTGGTGATATAGAGCCTGTAGCAGATCAGGAAGCCCCTGCGCGACCGGCTGAGCCTACACCTGAAACTCAACCCTCTGCTGAGATCGCCCGTAATCTCGCAGGTATAGCTAGACTAAGTCAACTGGAGTCTATTCCAGAAGGTCTTCAGAGAGCGTTGGACAACTGGAATAGTAGTCTACCTGAACAAAGGGATCGGTATATTGAGTTAGGTCAACGAGATGTAGCAGAGTTGATCCAGTCTGAGGTCACTGCTGATGATGTCATTTTTGCAGGTGACCTAGATGGTTGGCTAGAGGGTATCCGCAACGGTACTTACAATGTCGGTGACGTTGTTGCTTACGACACTGGTCAAGGTTTCTACACAGTAACTGTCATTCGTCCCTATGATGTAAGAACCATCAGAAGGGAGCAGTAATGTGGATGCTTGTTGGCTCTCGACTACGGAACCTTGCGGCTGCTGTTTTGGCTGTTGGAGTGTTCATCTTAGGTCTGATCCAGTACGGAAAGCAGACACAAAAGCACAAGCAGGAGGTCAAAGACCTCAAGGACTACAAGGACACAAGGGAGAGGATTGATGAGGCTGAAGTTAGCTCTGATCGTGATGCTGCTCTTGAGCGCCTGCGTTCCAACAAGCAGATCCGCTGAGGCACTCTGCTCCATCCCTCTTCCGACTGTGTCTGAGGAGGATACCACTGACACCATCCTTAGTGTAGACCTGTTCTCTGAACGGTTCAGGAGGGGCTGTAATGGCTAAGAGACTAGACAAGTCTGCGATGAAGTGTAATTCACCAAAGACTACACCTGATCACCCCACTAAGTCTCACGTAGTCAAGGCCTGCGAGGGTGGGAAAGAGAAGATCATTCGCTTCGGTCAACAGGGAGTGAAGGGTAGCCCCTCCGGTTCAGCGCGTAACAAGGCATTCAAGGCCAGACACGCAAAGAACATCAAGAAGGGTAAGATGAGCGCAGCCTACTGGGCTGATAAAGTCAAATGGTAAGGAGATAATCATGCCATACTCGAAGGGTACTGTTAAGCCATACGGCAACACCACAAAGAAAAAGGGCGGGAAGGGCAAGTAATGCCTGTCCGCAAGGTCAAGGGAGGCTACCAGTGGGGTACATCTGGAAAGGTTTACCCTACTAAGGAGCAGGCAGAGAAGCAAGGCAAAGCAATCTATGCCTCCGGTTACAAGAAAGGTTCTAAGAAATGAAGAATAAGAAGAACAAGGGACCGCAGTACGCAAACGGTCGGTCTATGGCACCTACGGGTGCTCCAACCTCCTCACAGAGGCCGACCCCTCGCCCCCAACAGGCAGAGGGTATCATGGCTCTTCAACGTGGTAACCGTATTGCAGACCGTATGGCACGTGAAGAAAGAGCAGCACGGAGACGCTGATGGCTAAGAAGGGTCTCTACGCCAACATCCACGCCAAGCGTAAGCGTATCGCTGCAGGTAGTGGGGAGCGGATGAGGAAGGCTGGTGAGAAGGGGAGACCCTCAGCCAAAGACTTCCGAGAGTCTGCTAAGACAGCTAAGAAAAAGTAAGGGGCCGCAAGGCCCCTTTCTTATTGGTTATTCGCTGACTCATCCAGCGTGTGTGTCTCGATACAGGCTAGACCTGCTACGTAGAGGTTTGGTCGATTGTTGGCTACAAAGTCAAGGCCAGCATTTAGGCTCTCCATACATGCAGCCTCTGTCTCCTCTGTGAAACCCATGTACGGGCTACACTGTAGGGGGTCAGCCACAAGACAGGCTATGATGATAGGGGTGAATAACATCAGAAGGGTTCCTCCAGTTCGATTAGTCTGTTGAGGTACCAGTCTGCCTTCTTCAGGTCTTCGATACCATTCTTGTACCTCCAGCGGTGCAGGTACTTAGCGATGTTCCCACGCAGGTAACCAATGTACTCCTCTTTGGTGAGGAAGTCTTGGATGTAGTCGATGCACTCAATCTGACCCTGACCGTAGTGGGGTGGGTTGTTGACGTTGTCTGTCATATCTTCTCCTTCACAAAGACTTCCACCCACATCTTTGTCATGTCACTGCGGACGATATCGTCTACACCAAACTCGACAATGGGTACAGGAAGCATGTGTTTCTTTACCAGATGGATCACCTTAGACAGACCGTCTGCTTCCTTCAGGTCTGACTGCATGATGTCACCATTGAGGACGAGCTTAGTGTTCTTGCCTACTCGTGTCAAGAGCATCTTGAGTTCGTGGAAGGTGATGTTCTGTGCCTCATCGCAGATCACGAAGGCGTTGTTGAAGGACCGCCCTCTCATCAGGGCGAGTGGTGCCATCTCGATGTTACCGTTCTTGATCCCTGTCTCGACCACACCCTTACCCAACTGCTGCTCTAGTACGTCGATGACAGGCATTGCCCACGGCTTAGTCTTCTCTTCGAGGTCACCCTTGAGGTAGCCTAAGTCTTTGCCTACAGAAACATGAGGTCTGGTGATGACGATCTTCTCGATGTCTTTGGTGTGGTAGAGGCTGGCTGCGTAGCTGGATACCACGTAGGTTTTACCTGTACCGGATGGGCCGAAGACGATGATCTGGCTGGCAGTAGACAGAGCACTGATGTACTCTGCCTGTCTGTCGTTCATCGGCAGGACATTTAGACCACTCTTAGTCTCGTCAAACTTAGTCCGCTCTCTCCGTACTCTTTTCTTAGGCTGTTGCTGCATAACTCACATCTTTAAGTTGACTGATTGGAAGGTTGTAGGCATCGGCTTTGAACTTAAACCCGTTTGACTTATCGATGTCTCCCTTCTTGAAGTGTGTGCAGTCCTTGTAGAACTTGTCCCTGTCATAGACACCTAAGAACCAGCCTACATGCAGGTCGTTGTGGACTCGAACAAAGGCGTAGAGGTCACACTGCTGCTGGTAGTAGGTGCTGATGGAGCACTCGTAGTGGGGTAGTGGCTTGACTGAGGTACGCTTAGTCTTCACGTCTACAGTCCTGCCATCAGGAAGGATCAGATCGAAGTCGATGTTCTTCTCCTCGTTGGCAAAGGCACCACCCAAAACAGCAAGGGCAATCTCCTCACCTACAATACCAGCAAGGTTACCCTGCCCCTTTGTGATGGACTGTCTGAGTCTACCCATCGCCGCTGCCTTGTCTCTGGCGCGGACCAGCATCTCTCCAGTTACTTCGACTTCGATCATCTGCTTTCCTTTATTGGTGTCTCTTTTTGTTAACCCGCAGAGCGGGTAACGAAATTGACCCGAACCTTTTTAGGTTCAAAGAACTTTTGGATAGTATCCTGTGCAATACCAATGTCCACAGGTTTGCAGGAGAAGATGTCGATGTAGGCATCACCATTCAAGTCAACCATGTGACCAGAGATGTTACTAGTCTCGATCATCTGACAGAAGCTAATGCCCGCCTTGTCAGGGGCATGAGTAGCAAAGTGTTCGATCATGGGTTCACCAAAGGCAACCATGTCGATAGCAGGAACAAGTTCCTTGATGAAGTTATAGACATGCTCCTTGTCACTGATCAGGTCAATGTCACAATTCGCGCAGTCAAACATTGCGTGGTAGCCCCAGTAGGCCATTTCGTTTCTCCTTGTGTTGGCCTTCCCCGCAGGACTCGAACCTGCAACCTACTGATTAGAAGTCAGTTGCTCTATCCAGTTGAGCTAGGGGAAGATACTATTAGGTGCGACAGTCAGGGCTAGGGCAAGCGTCATGTCACCCTGACTGTCTAAAGACTTAATGCACTCTCTGTGAGGGGCGTCCCCCAGCCTACATGACGACCTTTACTGGTCCCTGACCTCAAGTCAAGTCTACGATCTCACAGACCTCACCACTACAAGCGTAAGTCTGGCTGGACTTAGTGGTGTCCTCCAGTTCATACTCCGAAAGACGTGACCAGTCAATAGCCTCTGGCATCACAGACAGCAGAGTTTCGTAGTCAGACTTACCAACCTCCTGATAGGGTGCCTGCTGGTAGGTGTGTTCGTTGTAGGGCAGGAAGCTCACGCCCGACATTTCATCGAAGTGCTTGTACACGAATGCACCCACCTCGAACCACTCATCCTTCCGCACGTTGATCGTGACAGAGGGCTTGTGCTCACACCAGTTACGCTGGTATGCCAGCCACAACTCAAGCTGTTCAATGGCAGTCATGTCAGACGTGACCACAGCATTGTCAGGTGCCTTGACAGGGAAGCGGAACACCGTAGTGGTTTCAGGTTTCATCACACAGGCTTCAGAGGGTACACCCAGGTCCT